GTCTGACCACTCTTTCAAGTGAGCCCATATATCTTTTAAAAGTTTCATAAAACCTCCTTTAAAAAAAACAGTCTACCTTAACTTGTGATTAAAATAAACCTTTAAAAGGAACCTTTTTAATTTGTGCCTTACTTCTTTGACCTTTTGGTCCAGCACCTAAGTTTTGTGTAACCTTTGGTCCTTCCATACTAGCCGTATATACATCAACGATTGCTTGTTTGTTTACATGAGATCCTGCATAAGGATTCATATCAGTACTAACAGTCATTTTTGCATTAGGGTACATAGATCCATTTATGTATTTTGGTTTTGGATTATTTAATGCCATTTTTTCTCCTAGTGTATTGTTGGTTTGTCTTCATCTAATTCTTGTAAAGCATGTTGGATAAATAGTAAAGTCTGCTCTTCATTATATCCTTTTCCTTCAAATAATTCTTTTACTTTTACCATTAAAACTTCTGCCATTATTAAAGCTAAATGATCACTAGTTACTGTGTCTTTAATAAATTTATCAAGAAGATCAATATAACTATCAAATATTTGTTGAGGAGTTATTAAAGGCATTATCCACCATTTTTAATATATTGAAAACCAGGACCTTTAGCATTATCATCTAATTTTTTAAGATTTACATTAGCTCTTAATTGAGCAATATCTTCTTGAGAATCAATACGCGCTCTGTCTATATCATCTTTTTGAGTTAATTTTTTCTGTTCAAATCCTAAACGTTGTTGATCATATTGTAATTGTGCTTGATCTTTCATTGCACGTTGTTGCAGCTCTTGTTGTTTTAATTGAACTACAGGATCTGGTTGTCCTTCACCACTCATTTGAGATTGCATTTGTTGAACTTCTTGTAAGAACTGTGCTTCTAGCGTAGCAATTTGTGATTGTGTCATGTCTTCTAATTTTCCACCTTCGGCTGTTTCACCCATTTGTTGTTCTGCTTGCTCTATTTGTTGTGCCACAGCTTCTTTTGCCTTAATTGTAACATGTTGTAAAATATGTTTATTAATCTCAACACCTATTTGAGGCATTAACTGGACGACAGGTGATAGCCCTAAAACTAAATGTGCTTGAATATGGGCATCATGATTTTGTCCTTCATAAGCTTCAATTTTATCTTCTTCTATTAATTTACGGTTCTCCATGGATGGGCTCATAGGTTCGGGTTTTTCCAATTTCATAATCTTGTCAATATCCGAAACACCCAATGCCTCGTACATGCGAATATAAGCTTCTTTCACATTGTGTAATTGAGGTGCACTCGTTGCTAACTGAAGCTGAGTTTGTGCCAACTGAATGCGTTGCGCCATGGAGAATATGTTCGGATCAGCGACAGGGATAATGTCAACGCGTTCATCGAAATCTGATTGTTTAATAGATCTATCTCCACCAACAACGGCGTAAGGATATTCATCAGGAAGATATGTTTGAATAACATTAGCTAATAATTTAAATTCTGTTTGCATTGCATAATACATTCTTTTGTGAATGCTACTCATGATACGCGAACCGCGTTCTAGTAGTGCAATAGTTGTTCCAACAGGTGCTCCTTGATTTGCATCACCAACTTGCATGTCTGCTATTTGTGCAAAACGTTGACCTGCATCAACAACAAAACCAAGTAAACCAAATAATGTTTGTGATGGTTCTTTGTATGGTAGTGGCATTAATCCTTCTCGAATGGCACCAGATGGTGCATCTACATCTCTAAATTCTCCTGGTTGTAAAGGCTCATCATTATCAGCGATCCGTAGACCACGTGCCTTAAAACCCGCAGGAAGATTAGCTAATGTTCCAGCATCAATTAATTGACGAAGAGCTTGTGTCGCTGTTCGTGATAAACCACCAATTAAATGTATTAAACCAAAACCATAAAAACCTAATCCTGGTAAAAATTTATAATGAACAAAGTATTGTTTCTTTTTAAATAATGTATCCCCTTCTTCATAGTTACGACGAATAGATAAAATTTTTCCTGATGATTCATCTAGTGTTACAATATAGGGAAGTTTAATTCCTGTTTCTTCTCCACCTTGTTTATTTTCATAACCCACCAAATCTAAATCAACATGAAATTCTAAAATAGATACCATGTATGATTGACCTGTTGGTTGAACTCCATCCAAATTATTAATGGCATCTTTAATGTTTCCTGTACTATAAGATGGTGTACTAGGAGGAGATGGACTAATATCAATGTCTCGGTAAAATCCTGCTATTTGTTTTTTTCGTACATCATTCTCCGATAGTCTAACGACATGCGTAACACGTTCACATGAATTTAAATCACTTGCTGTGTAAGGAACAATAAGATCTTCTGCCGGGATAAATTTTGACACAGCTCTTCCAAGCTGCTCATCGTAATACACTTTTTTAAATGTGGAACCACTAAGTGGTAAATAAAATAACATTTGATCTAACTCAGGTGTATACTCTTCCATTACTTGTGTTAGATTATAATTCATAAATTCTTTTACGCGTTGTGATTGTTGGTACACTTCCACTGATTCTTTTCCTACAACACGCGTTCTCACAGGACCATCAGATGGCATCATTTCTTTAAAAGCTGTCGAACTAAATTGGGTAACGGCTTCTGCTAATAAAGGGTGTGTAACGGAACTCGCACCACGAAACGGTCTTGTTCTTTCTTCAAACTTAACTCCTAGTAAATCTAATCCTTGTGTATATGTATTTGCCCATTCTTCGCGTGACGCTCTATCGTTTTCATAATCTCCCATAAGATCACTAGCAATAATACCTAGATCACTGTCATCCATACCTTCAGATAAATTATCATAGAAACCTTGTTCCATTGGTTCATCATCAATAATAGTTTCTTCTGTAACAATTTCTATTTCAATAGGCTCTTCATTTTTAATTGCATCTTCAATTGTTTCACCTACAACTGATTGTATTTTTTGATCTATATTATTTTCTGCCATATTTTTTTATACCTTATTCATTGTGACAAATCTAGTTATTAGTAATATTCGGGTTGTTGTTCATAGATTGGTTTAATGGGATCTTCATAATCATCCTTTAATGCAATAAAATTACCTTGACGATAACGCATTAAGGCTTGCGTCATACTATCAACTAAATCATCATGCTCACCATAAGGGAATGCAGCACATTCTTCAATCATTTCTTCGGAAAATTTTTTTCCTTCAGGAGCCCATACTTGCCCTGATTCAAAAATAGGTGACACAGCATTTACTCTTGTTAATTTATCATTACCTCTGGAAGGAGAATAACTAACAACAGGAATTCCTATTTGACGCAGCTCTTGAATTAAAGGCATTCCACTTGCTTTTGCTTCAACAATTATTGTTTCAGGTTCCCAGTACTCATATTGCTTTAAAGCTTCTTTTTTTAATTCTGGAAATTCCCAACGTTCTTTAACACAGTCAAGCAAAATAATATTATCTTCATTAAACCCTGCTTTAAAAATTCCCCAAGTACTAATAGCACTAAAATCGGCTTTTTCTTTTTTACTAAAAGCTGTATCATAGCTTTGTATAACATGAATAAGTTGAGGCATATCTTCTTTTTCCCACATCTTCCACCATTCTCTTTTAATAATAGCTCCTTCTTGAGATGTTGGTTGTTGTTGGTATTGTGCCTCCCAGGACATAACAGGTAAATTGGCTTTAATTTTTTCGAGCTCATCTTGTTTCCAATACTGAGGCCAGATAGGTGCACCACTTGGTAACAATGCTGGAAACTCAACAACTTCCCATTGATCCGCTTTTGTTTCTGCTTGTTGTTTTATTAATCGACCCGTTAGATCGCGTTCCGACCAACGTGTCATAACAACAACTATAGCACCACCAGGCTGAAGTCTTTGCCTAGGTCCTGACATATACCATTCAAAAGCACTATCAAAATTTGTTTCACTAATACTTTGCTCTGAATGTGGATCATCAATAATTAACAAATCAGCACCACGACCTGTAATTGCACCACCAATACCTGCACCAAAGTATTCCCCAGCATGGTTTGTTTCCCAACGGCCAGATGCTTTACTGTCTGCACGCAAACGCACATCTTTAAAAATTTTTTTATATCCATCATCATCCATTAAGTTACGCATTTTTCTACCAAAACGATATGAAAGTTCTGCTGTATGAGTTGCTTGAATTATTTTTGTTTTTGGTTTCTTACCCATTAACCAGGCTGGAAATAAATAAGAAGCAAACTCTGATTTAGTGTGTCTTGGAGGCATATTAACAATTAATCGCTTTAATTTTCCTGAAGCAATGTCTTCAAATTTTTTAGCCATAACATTATGATGATATCCATCAATAAATTCAGGCCAAACCATTTTAACAAAATGCATAAAACTATCATTAGCTTTAGCAGCATCATCATGCATAGCAATTGCCAACATTAACTTTAATTCTTCATCCGAATACTTTTCAAATTTTTTAATATTTTCGGCCATAGGGACTCCTACCCCTCATTTACACTAAAAAAAGGGGTACCCCCTAATAAAATCGTTATCATATGAAAAATTGATGGCTGAAAATTTGAAACATGATTACAAGCACCCTTCTAAAAAACCTGTCCCTGGAAATAATATCTCATAAATGGCTGTTTTCTGCCCTTTTCCTCATATTTCATAAGTACCTAGCCATTAATCACGAACAATGCCCAATTTCTGGGGGTTTTTGGTATATGTTACAATAATAAAAGTTATCGTAACATATAAATGGCTCATTTCTGGGGTTTTTCGGTTCGTGTTTCGTGTTTCGTTTGTAAATATCTAGATATAGTATGCCAACTATAAGCTGTTGGGGGTTCGTTTACACCATTTAAGGCCAAATGCTTGGCTTTTAACCCTTCATAGAGAATAGGACACTCTGAAGGAATGCCAAGGGCTTGTTTATCAGATAATGCAATAATATAGTTTGCTTTGTTTCCTTCATTCCAAAGCTTTATATTCATGCTTATTTGATGAGGTGATAAGCTTATTTTAAGACCTTTTGCAATTTTAACTTCAATTAGAATAGTATCCATATTTAACCCAATACAAAGCAAGTCTGGAAAACCATTCATTGTTGTGGTTTCAATTCTATAATGATTATAAAAGTTAAGCTTTCTTTTAATTATCTTAATAAAATTACTTTCTTTCATTCTTCACTTTTACAATAATAATTTAAATTGTTTGGGGTTACTCTTTCAATAGTTTTATTTTATTCTTTTCTTTTTTTTCTGGTTTAACTTCTATTATATTTTCTTCCCCAATTATTGGGATATCTTTTTTTTGTAACTCACTTAATTTTTTAATAAGCTGTTCTCTTGGTAAGTTTTCAATAGCACTTTCAAGTCTTATAGTTGGATCATATAAGCCCCCAACTTTTCCCCTTAATTGTTCGGCATTTATTGAGGCTGAAAAATGTTTTTCTTCTTCAGCTCTTTGACCTAAACTTTCAAGCCTTGCCAAATGCTTGTCCATTGAAACAGCATATTTTTGTTGATGTTCTTTTTTCATATCATAAATTGCATCAGCAACTAAAGGATATTTTTTTGGGTCTTGCAATTCCCAAGCCATTTTTTTGCAAACACTTTCAGAATAACCAGACTTTCTTGCTGACTCTGTTGCTGATTGAGAACCTAACAAAGTTTTTGTGCAATACTCATAAACAAATCTTAATTGTTTTGGTGTTAACTTGGTTGCTTTTCTTCCATCTATTAAATCTTTTTTCATAATGCTTTTATTTTAAATTAAATTATCTTTTTAATTATATGGTGTTAAGAAAAAAAACAAGGAAAACCCCCAATTTTAAAAATCTAATACACTACTAGTGTATATTTATACACTACTAAAAAAGAGTAGTGTAATACTTCAAACCCTTATAACAAACTAAAAATTTAAAATTTATACACTAGTACACTTCTAAACTA